GATTCATCAGTTTGAGCGCGGAAATCACCAGCAGGGTCGCCATATATAAATACCTCGGAGCATGTAGAGAACCTAGTCGCTATCTCTTGGCGCAATACCTCTGCAAATCTAACGATACCCATGTCAAATGCAACGATTTCTTGCTGTATTAGCCACCTTCCGCGTACCTTTTGCCCCATTGTAGCAGCAGGGGTAAGCCCAAAATCTATACCAATGTATAGGGGAGAGCCAGCAGCGATAGGTATTTCCTCTTTTGCTACGTGCATATCGGCAGCAAACATCTGATAGATAGGTTTACCCTCTTGGATTGAGCCTAATTTGTTCATAACGTACACGTCAATCCAGCTTTTTGTCTTACCACGTATTAGATTTGGGTAGTAATCCTCACGCATATACTCCCTATTCTCTGCAACATCGTTAGGCACATAGTCATCTATCTCCCCATCTTCGTCAAACTTTTCTATCATACCGCTAGGTTGGGTATAAAACGACCAGTTGTCGGGTTTCACCAGCATTTTAGCTTGTTCACGCGGTATATGGTCAGGAACTGGAACTTCGCCAGACATGATAGGCCACCAATGATCTTCTTCTGGTGCGTTAGTATCACAGATAACGCCTGTCCAAGTAGCACCGCCATCACGCATAGAGGGAAAACGACCTACACGCATGGTACATGCATCAATAATTGACTTAGGAATCTCTCTAGCTTCGTTAACCCATATGCCTGTCAGCTCTAAAGACAGCAATTTCTTAACATCTTCTGGCCTATCAAGTGCTAAGAAGAGGACTTCAAGCTCAAGATCGCCTTTTTTTATCATATGTGTATAGGGAACAGACCAAGTAAACTTGCCCCATGCGTCCTCTGGAAACCAATCAAGCCAAGTTTTTATGGTTGTAGTCTTTAGCTGTGGGTTTGTGTTACGGATTATTGCCCATCTGCTGCGGCGTATGCCCTGCTTGTTGGGCTTCTGCGCTAGTGCGCGTCTAAAAATTTCTACGCAACAAGATACTGACTTGCCAGAACCAACAGGCCCACGAATGCCACGAAAAAACGTGTCGTCTTTCATAAACGCCTTAACAACTTCGCCATCTGGCCTGTATTTAAAATCTATCACTTATCTAATATCTTATTATCTATGCCAACTTTAATCATTCTAGCTGCAATCTCTGGGCCAATAGCCTCGATTATCTTATCAGCTTCGAAATCTGTCTGGAAATGCTTGGGATGATGCTTCATATGTACGATCCGCACCACCCTACGCAATGTATCGCGCTCTTTCGGCTGCAATGTATTAAGAAAACTCAAGGTTACTTTTCCTTTTTAAAGGGTGTCGCTCTAGTTTTTCGTTCTTTCTTAGGCTTTGCTGCCTCTTTTACCTCTAGCAGAGGCTTAGAATCGCGAGTACGCGTCTTTCCAGAGTAAGTCATGCCAGCTAATTCGTGTGTGTCGCCTGTATATGCGTCACCATTCTTAAATGTCCAAGCCATTATTTATCCTTTTTTAATAAAGTTTTCTTCTTAGGGAAGCCAGCTTTCATATTTTTGTAAGCCTTATCGCTAATAGTAGAATTTTTCTTAGATCTACTTGTTCCCTTTTTCTTACGTGCATTTATGTTTGCATATAATCCATTAGCCATTACTGGGGTTTTCCTGCTCTGTAGTCTTTAAGGAGACGTTTTACTTTTTTCTCTCTTTGCAGCAAAGAAGATCGGCTTTCTTGGCCTGTTACTTTTCTTTTAGCTGCATCAAATCCTGCAGATATAGCACTGGCAACTTTTCTTGGAGACATTAATTTTTCAACACGCTTACCTTTTATTGTGGTAAAGTCGCTTTCAAACTTAGACTGCCCATCATAGCCAACTGTTTTCTTTAGTTCGCTTTGTATTTGCCTCAATAATGTTTTGGCAGCAGGGGCTTGCCCTGTCATTTTTTTATTTTCTATTTTGCTAGCCATTCTTTTTATTCCTTTTGCTAATTGCTGCTGCTTTAGACTTAGCGTCAGCTTTTGATGATGCTCCCCATGCCTTTAGGCTAAGAAGAAGTCTAGTTGGTTTACCCTTAGAGTCGCGCTCTGGCCCACGCATACCGCCCATTCGCGCTAAGAAAGAAGCACGCCTTGGGTTATCACCAGACTTAACAGGGGCTTTAAGCGTACCACCTTTATAAGATGCACGCCCTTTAGCATTAAGACCACCCTTGGGACTCTTCCCTGCTTTGCGTGTCCACGCTGGGGTACTACTCATTTCGCATACGGCATTAACAATGACCTAGCTGCATTAGCAACCGACTTGTTAACATCCTTTTTCTTTTTCTTAGGATCAGGTAGATCTTTCATACCATCTTCAGTACGCGTTGTCTCACCATCAACACCCACAGAAGGTAAGTCACCATAGTCCTTCTTACCAGCCTGATAAAACTCTTCAGTCTTTTCAGACACAGAGGTAGTCTTCTTTCCACCACCACACATCATTCAGTCTCCTTTGTATATCCACTACTCTTCAACGCCTTCTTAGCTGTAGAATTATCTGCACTGTTGTCAAACGTCTCTGGAACCTTATCACCAAATCTACTCATTTACAAAACCCTTTTTATTACCAATATTTTTTCAAGCTTTTTTTAACAATCATGTGAGTGAGGGACCACTAGCTACGTAACTATCGAGGTTTTTTAACCCCCTACCCCCTAGCCAAGATCAATCGAAACCTTAATATCTCCTGCCAGTTGTACTTGCGATCTATCTATTGGCTTAAACCCTGCTCTATCCAATAGATCCTTGCTAGCCTCAAGCTGTACATACTCAGACTTAGCTTGCTTAGCTAGCCCTGCCAACTGGTGTACGGCTGCTGGAGCATGTCTACTAAACTCTTTAGCTACAACTTCCATCATGTACTGCTGCACATGGGCTAGCTTCATACTCTTCTGTGCCGTCACTCTTCCGCTGTCGCCTTCAGCGTAGCCAGCTTCTTGTGAGGCTTGTGTAAGATTACCACCATTTGCTACATACGCTTCAACCAATGCTGTCTGCTTACGTGTTAGTTTTCTTAGTGCTATGTTACTCATATAAACTCCTACTGTAGCCCCCCTCTCCCTCTCTCCCCCCATGTTTAGCACTACAAATACACCCTGTGTCAACGCACAAAACGTGCATCAGCCTATCTATCTTCTTCTAGTATGTTATGGAACTGGTACTACAAGGTACTACAAAAGATATGCTTTCGTAAATAATCCATGTCATCACTGCATCGCTCTCGTTGCTGAAATCTATCTTGTAGTTCCCCGAGCGCATATGCCTCGCTTGCTTCAGCCATGTCTGCGTACCTCTAGTCGGAGTAGCAACACCCTCTGACTTGACCTGCATGCCAGCATCGAAAACCCACTGCAACCACTTTCCTTTCTTCCTAACTCCTGACTGTATTCTATTCTATGCATGTCTTCCTTACATCTGGTTACAGGCGTGGAAAGAAGTTGCTGTGGGCAAGGGTCTGAAGAAGACCTTTTCGTTACTGGCTCTTGGTCTGCATCAGAGGGTGTTACCCCTCCTACTTAACTAGAGGTACTAGACATGACTAAATCAAACTCAACATCCACACTCATGGAACTAAAGCTAGCTGTCATCAACTATCACGATGGTGACAACATGGATTATTTACAAAAGAATATCTCACGCGATGCGTGCTATACAAGTTACAATAGTTTAACATACAAGAAGAAGATGCTAGCTGACGCAGTTACAGACTTCGAATCATATGTAGCCGAAGGCAAAGACATTGCGGCAGAAAGAGCTTGCGAAAAAGCTGAACGCATTGAGCTAGAACTTGAGCAACTTACTGAACGTCACGTAGCTGACTTAGGTGTATATATGGTCATCAATGACGGCGAAGAGTGGAGCATGACAGTCAAGCCTAAAAGCAAGGCATCATTAGCATCTAAACTAGCAGCAATGCAAAAGAGGGTGGCGTAAGCCCCCTCACTACCAAGGAGATACTCAATGTTAAGCATAGAAGAACAACGTCGCAACGAACGTCGCAATCTAGGTTACACTGATGCTGAGATACAGCATGAGGAATTAAAGGATCGCATCTGTATATTTTTATACGCAGCTACAGCATCAGGAATTGTAGCGTCAGCATGGGTGTTGCTCCTCCTTTGAGGGGCGCATCTTGTGCTTGGCGTTGAGTCGAGGTCAACATGTGGTGGGTTGTGTTGCGTAAGCGCACAATGTAAACTGTTGAAATGAAATGAAAAAGGATTAATGAAATGATAGATATATATGATTGCTTTCAACGTACATGGTGGAAGGACAATCCTGATTACCCTAATGGTTTAGAACCGCATGCTGGTGAAAAGGATTTCTATTTTAAGAATGCAGTTGGCAGTGAGACACATGCCTTCTTCACCGAGCAAGAGGCAATAGATTTTTGTAGACAATGGAACGACACGCATGATGCTGGTCGATATAGTCTCAAAGCAGAGTACCAAGACAGACCAGAGAGGGTAATCAGATGTCAGGAAATGGATTAAATAAATACATAGTAAGCATGCATTACGAAGAAGGCTTTACTGTAAACGTGATAGCTAACAATGAAAAGCAAGCAAAAAGAATTGCTTTCTGTCGTGTTGCAGACGATGGAACAGACTGTACTGGTTACATTAAATCAGTACACAGAGACTATAGTGTTACAGATATAGAGGAGATTATATAATGGATGTAACTATACATAGTGTAAGTAAGATCAAACAAAAGCGTAAGATCTTTAATAACTTTACTGTCATTGAGTTGAAGGTAACTGATACCAATGACAACGATCAGTACATAAGTATGTACTTTGATAATGATCATCAACTTAAATGGGAGGCACTACCTGATGAAGACTGTACCAATTAAAACACCGCCGATGACTCGGCAGCACTACGAATTTATAGCAGATCTGATGGGGCCAATGGTTGCTTGGCCTTCTCATCTTATAGATATAGCTGATGCGCTAGAGAAATCTAATCCTAAATTTGTGCGCAAGAAATTTCTTGAACGTGCAACTAAAGCATGGGAGGATAATCAAAACACAGGAGATTTACATGACACAATACCATTCTGAAGTTGTAGCTAAGTATAATAATTGTCCTGAGTGTGATGGTACTGGCGTGATAGTTTACGCCAGCCTCAACGATGACATACCATTAAGATCATGTAATAACTGTAGCGGAAAGGGCTACGTTGAGATGGATGAACTTGACTGGCTTGATTGATTGCTGCATAACCGCAGCATGATACAAAGTTATTGGGATATGATACAGGAAAAGCATAAGGGATTTGACATCCCTTTGCATAGGGTATTCACCAAGGCTGGACTGCCAACGTCAACGTACTATCGTACATTAAATGGCAGCACTGAATTGAGATATGATACTGCTGTAAAAGTTATAAGAATGATGGAGCTGATGGAAGGTGCGTATCCTACAAGCAAGGATAAGCGTAGACTGAATGCAAAAGTTTCCAAACTATAAGCAAGATACATATGTTACCACAACATATGACGAAATGATTACAAGTCTGATTGATAGACGCAATCAATTAGGTATATCACAAGAAGGACTTGCATTTACTATAGGTTGTACGCCATCATTGATTCACAAGTGGGAGCAGTACAAGCGTGTTCCCTCTGGTTTCATGTTCGCTTGTTGGGTAGAAGCACTTGGCTGTCAGATCGAAATCAGCACGAAAGATATTAAATCAAGTAACATATCCTTGTGATGCTTGCGATCAACGCACTGAATTTTTTGTGCAGATTATGGCGACAACTAATCCAGCCACGTACCATACCATATGTATGACCTGTTATGAGGAGCAAACATGGCAAACAAAAATAAGTCTAAAGGAATCTACCACGAAAAAAGATTCTGCGAATGGCTCGATAAAATCGGCATCGAAAACTACCGAGTCCCACTCTCAGGTGCGCTCGGAGGAGAGTGGAGTGGTGACATCCACGTCACACTGGGCGGACGAAAGCTGGTAGCCGAGGTAAAGTATCGAGACAAATCTAATTTCCCTAGCCCATTCACTGTGCTGGATGGTAGGGACATAGCCTTCTATAAAAGAAAGACAGGCAAACCACAGTCGTTGGTAATAATGCCAGCGGAATTATTTGAACACTTACTAGGAGAGACAAATGGAAAACCAAACGAAGATGATTAAAGCACACCTCGATCAAGGCAATTCTATCACAGCAATAGAGGCATTGGATATGTTCCGCTGCTTTAGATTAGCATCACGTATGCATGAGCTAAAAGAAAGTGGCTATCCTTTTATGAAAGAAATGGTTAAGGTAGATAGCGGCAAGTCTGTTGCTTGCTACACAAAAGTAAACCTCTGATAATATGGGCGTGAATTATTATCAGAGGTTCAACAGGTAAGAGGAC